ATTTTTTTTAAAATAGTTTTTACTGTTATGTCAACCTCTTTTCTATTTGATGGTACATAAACATCATAAATTTTATTTGTATTATTTAAATATTTTAAAAACAATTTAAACCTCATCTTAAACTCAGCAGTTCTTAATCCTTTTGTCTCTATAATAAAACCTTCATCAAGATTTATAAAGTCAGGGGTGTATGATATCTTTCTTACATTACCAGACTTTAATTTAAAAACTGTTTTACCTTTAAGTTTCCCTCTATCCATAAGATTTCCTTTGAGTTTAAATTTTTTTGATATCTCAAAAGTTTTACCCTCATATTTATTTGGAATATTGGCTTTCTTTAAAGCTAGGTAGCAGTAAAGCTCTAGCCCTGAGGCAAATGTTATACCATCTGCACTATGCTTTTTAGCCTTTGTTATTTGCTTACCTTTCTTTCTCTTAAATTTAAATTGCATCTTGAAAGATACAAATTTTTATTTTATTACACCCTCTTTGTTTTCTGTTACAACGTCTTTAGTTTTCTCTTCTTTGTTTTTTTGTTCAACTGGTTTATCCTTTTCAGCATCTTCTACTTTTTCTCTAACACCAAAAACATATCTAGCTATGTTTTCTGCGTTTAATAATAATCTTTTGACATCAACACTAGTATTCATAGTAGCTGCTATCTCTACAGATTTTAATCTCATCTCGCAATCAAACTTTAATATTCTAAGTCTTTGCTCTTGTTCTTTTTGTTCTTTGTTCATGGTTTTAATTTAATTATAGTTAATAAATTTATATTTATATAAAATAAAAGTTCTCTATCCCATATAGATCCTGGTCTTGGCTTTGGCATTCCACCCCACTTTACTTTCGCTTCACTAATATCAGTCATCCATATGTAAGCTACAGCATCTCTTAATCTCCAAGCTAAACACAAGGGTAGGTTTCTATATAAAGCCTCTCTTTGACAGTGATATATTTTTCTTACAGATGTTTTAACTGTCACAACATCTTTTAAATATTTATAATAACTTTTTATCTCACACAAAGATAATATTTTTTTTGTTTTAATATCTATTATCTCTGCATCTACTGGTGCAAACTTCTCTAACATATTGAATGTCAGATCTTTATCCTTTACTAATATATCTAAAGTTTCTTTTTCTCTTTTTCGATCAGAGTTTTTTTCAAATCTAGGCTCCCTTCTCATCAGATGAGTTATAATAATTATATATATCTTCCTTAGATTTTGATACACTTTTTTGATTCATCTCTATATATATTTGTAAAAGTATTAAATATCCTGTAAGATCCATTAGATCATTCTCACTAAAGTAAGTATCTTTATTTTTAATTCTATTTAACTTATCATTTATCCTTGCTTGCATAGCATACATTGGATCAACATCAAATAAAACTCCTCTATCAAACACAGAGTTTCCATAAGAATCATTCTTTAACTTTAACATTTCTTTTATTTGATCGCATTTTTTTTCTATTTCTTTTTTCATTTTTAATTTAATTTAATTTAGTAAACATCATTTGACATACAAAGATATTGATGATTATCAACCTTTGTTATTTTTATTTCTATTTCATTTTTAGATTTGTGTTTTAAAGATATATTATTTAAAAGATATAAATCTTTATGTAATTCATCTATATCTAAACTATTAACGCAGGTTTCAATACTTCCTTTACTCCATGTTTTATTTACCTTTCGAATAGATTTAACATATCTAACTTTTGTCCAAGCGTAATGGATCGTTACGTAGTGGATGGGCTTCCTCATAATATAAAATATCTAAAATCATATTTAATCTTTTATTGTTACTGGTTTTATTATCTGCTATAATATTTAATAATTTTTTTCTAAGCTCTATTGTATTATCATCTTGTATAGCATCAACTCTTACCTTGAGTCTATTAATATCTCTGTTAAATTTACTACAATTTTTTACATAGTTATAACTATATATCATTGTACCATGAGTTTTTCTAAGTAGATTTGCCATACTTGTATAGTTCATTAAATACTTTTCTCTTAATATATATACTAATATTTTTCTAGCATCTACAACTACTCTTTTTCTACTATTTGAAATTAAATCTTTATAACTAACTTTTGTTAGTTTAGTTATTATACCTACACTTTTTTGTAGTATTTCTAAATCAGTCATCTTATTCTATTAATTTAAAAAAAACATATATTATGGTTACTAAACCAATTATAAAATTAACTATATCAGCTATTGGCATAATTAAAATTTATTATTAAAATCTTTAGGATCTAAAAACTTTGTATATTCTTTTTTAAATATCAAAGGTATAGTTCCTGTACCTATATTTCTACCCTTAGCAAATATTAAATCTACTAAACCCTCTGTCGAGTTACCTTCTTCATCTTGTTCTATCCCATAATACTCAGGTCTGTACACTAACATTACAATATCAGAAGCTTGCTCTATCTCTCCACTCTCTCTTAAATCAGATAGTGTTGGTCTTTTACCATCTCTTCTATCTACATTTCTACTAAGTTGAGACAAAGCTACAACAGAAATATTTAATTCTTTAGCTATGTTCTTTAACTCTCTAGCTACCTGAGCTACCTCCTGTTCTCTTGATGTACCACTTGCCTTCACTAACTGCAAGTAATCTACTAAAACAAACTTAACATCTTTCGTTATTACATATTGCCTTATCTTATTAATTAAATACTTTATGGATGAGTCTTTACATTCATCTATAAATAGATTTGTTTTCTCTAAGGTTCCAATAGCTTTATTAATTTTTGAAAACTCATCATTATTAATAGTTCCCTTCATTATATATCTATTATTAACTTCACTCTCTAATGATACTAACCTTTGTAATAGCTGAGTATCTCCCATCTCATAAGAGAATATTGCAGTTGGTGTATTCATCTTAGCACAATGATAACAAAATGCTAAACCTAGAGATGTCTTTCCCATAGATGATGCACCACCTACGACAATCAAATCAGTCTCCTGCCACCCACCTGTAAATTTATCTACTGATTGAAAGCCACTTGGAATACCCACCATATTATCTGAGGACATTCTCTTTTCTATATCATCATGTAATTTTTTTAATTGCTTTTTAATATCAGGAGTTTCACTATCTCTTATATCAGATATAACCTTTAGGTTTGTTTCTATAAACTCTAGTATGTTAAACAAGTCTTCTCCTGCATCTATTTTTTTATGAGACCTCTCCACTAAACTTTTTAGTCTGACTTTCTTTTCCTCTTGCAGTAAATATAAAACCATGTTTCTGGTTATATAACTAAAGTAATCAGAGTCTAAACAATCAGATAATCTAATATTAACTAATGGATCTTTTACATCTTTTGCTATGGACATAATATCTACTTTGCTTCCCTTGTCTAATTTCTGTGAAAGGGATCTAAATATTTTTTTATTTAATGGATCAGCAAACATAACATCAGACATAAGAGCATGACAATCATAATACTCTTTTGGAAAAGACATTAACTTTCCTATTAACCTATTCTCCATCTTTATATTATCTTTCATCATCAACATATTTAGGTTTCACATATCTGTTTACTCTTTTACTAGACTTTAATTCATCCTCCCAACCCCTAGTATTAATCCATGTTCTTGGATTTTTTCTATACTGCTTATCAGGAGTAGAATCTACATAAGTCATAACTTTATTTAAAGCACGACCCATATCTTTTATTGTAAGATTCATAAAAGATTTTCTAGTATTTGGTTTATCTACTTTCTTATCGTATAGATTCCAGAACATATCAAAGGCTTTTTCTTTTTTATCTACCTCTTTCATATTCTTCTTAACTTCAAATCGTAAATCTATTACTTTAAAAGTGTTAATAAAATTGTTGAAAACATATTGAGCTTCCTGATCTGTCTTATAAAAAGACTGATGAATACTTCCATTAATATTAAAAGATATAGAATTACTATCAATTTCTATGTAGTCAACTTTATCTATATCAATAATGTCTGTATCTGATATTCTATATTTCATTAGTTTTAGTTTATGGTTTTAAAAAAGGGGAGGATTTCCCTCCCCTAATTAATTAAAATGGTAAGTCGCTTTCTACTTCTTGCTTTACTTCAGGTTTAAATGTATTAACTTCTACGTAATGAGTCTTACCATACTCATTAGTTTCTCTCATCTTTGCTACCTTTAGCTTGATAAACTTCTCGCCATTGTACTCAAACATGTGATCTTTAGCATCTTTCCCTAGCTTGGTTAGGTTTAAAGAAAATTCAACAAGGTCTCCATCAAATTTTTCTACGCCATTACCAACGTAAATTCTGTCTGTTGTTTTATTCATAACTTTCAGATTTAAAATAATTAATTATTGCCTCCCTTTCTGTTAACTCTAAATACTTTGATATTCTTCTAAGGTGTTTTATTTTAAACTCATCAGGTTTATCTAGGTATTTATATAGGGTAGGTCGACTTAACCCTATTCTTTGTGAGAGCCACGAAATACTTATACGTTTCTCTTCTAATGCTTCTTTTAGTTTCATAAAGTTTCTGTTATTAAATATTCATCTATAGATTTTTCATTGTCAATAAAATATTTTCTATATATTTCTAACAAATGTTTGTATTCATCTCTACCTCTTTGAGAAAATTCTTTTCCTGCATTAAATATAGACACGTTATATGGTGGTTCTTTTTCTTGAACAATAAATATAAATTCATTACAATTAAAACCATCCATATAAAAAGCTGACTGCCTATCGTATCCATATTTTTCACAAGACCTAGAGAAGGAATGATAACTTGCATCTATTGTTGTCTTTAAATCAACAAGTATATTTCCATTTCTATAATCTGCTTTACCTTTACAATATACATCTGTATCTTGATCAAGCCAAGCGTTAGCTATCTCTCTTTCTCCTTCTGTGTTTAAAAGATTTTTTATCCTAGAGTATTGAAATAATTTATCTTGCATAGCCATAATTTTATCATATTCTTTTTCAAGTATTATAGTAGGACAAGATTCATTCTCTTTTTTAAACTCTTTAAAAATTTTAGTAGCTCTAGTAGATGATTTACATATACTAACTTTTCTATGAAATTCATTTGGCTCAAGCATTGCTACATGATAAGCCCTACCAAATATCATAGGTAGTGTTTCTTCCATAAGATCAGGATTATCCCTCATCATCTTATAAGTTCTAACATCTTTTTTAATAAGCCCAAGTTGAGAGTTGGTTACAAATTCATAATCAGAATAGTAAAACTTATCGCTTTCTAATTTCTTAATTAAATTTTTAAGACTCATGATTATAATTCTTGAGACGCATCTAATAATTTATACAAATTTTCTTTCTGATCTTTAGTCATGGTGTAACCATTCATCTTTTGTTTTACAACATGACCTTTACCTTCTAATATTGCTTTAGACATAGCATTATATTGAGTAGGCTGTAGCTTTGGTTTAGATTTACTTGCACTGGTATTTGACTTACCAGTTACTGCCATGTTACCATCATCATCATCTCCAGTTACAACACCTACAAAGGATGCAAGTGAGTATCTTCTAGCATAACTAATAGCTGATCCAACACCATGAGCATCTTCCTTTGCTGGTATAAAACAAGTTGATGATATCCATTCTCCTGATGAGTGTGATAAGATCGTTGTTACACCACCAATATCAGTAGGCATTTGTATTATAGCAAGTTCATTGTCTGCTAATAATTTTCTAACTGAATCCCAAACAGACCCTAAGTCTGCATAGCTTGATTTAAAAAAAGGATTCTTTGAGTTTTCTTTTGCAGGTCTTAATTGAGACTGCACTTTCGATAAAGCAAGAGATAACTTGCCAATAGTTTCTGATTTTTCCATAGTTTTTATTTGATTAAATTAAAATTATTTTACAAATATAGTAAAATTTTTTTATAAATATATATTATTTTTATTTTTTTTAGCTAACCCCTATTATATTAAATTCAAGTCCATCAGGTATTATTGTATCTAAACTTAGTGTCATTATAAATATAAGTTGTTCCATATCATCTAGTCCAAAACTATCTAAAGCTATAATTTTTATTCCATTACTCTCTGGCATCATCATAGTATTTAATATAGGGATGTGAAAATTATAAACCACTTTTCTTATAATTAGCATATCTTTATTTTTAAAATGTGTAAACTTAATTTGACTATCGTTTAAAGATTTTTTAAGTCTAACTATATATGGGTGTGGCGTTGGTAGAATTAGATTAGACATCTTGTGATCTAACTTTACTTTTTTCATTAAAGAGTTTAATATTTCGTTTTCGTATATCATATGATTTGTGTATAAAATCTATTAAGGACATCTCTTTTTCAAGTAAAATCTGTAAATCTTTTTTGTTGAATTTATCTACTGATTCTACAATATAATAAATTTTTTTCTTATTTTCTTCTAGGCTTCTATTAAATTGCTTCTGCCCTTTAATTTTTTTACATATACTTTTAATGTTCTCACATATTTTATTTATATATTTCCTTTTAATTTTAGCGAGTAATACATACTCTAAACATATTCCATGCTTACCTCTTATATTTATTTGATCATAGTCAATACTATTTGGTATTCTTTCCATAGTTTTTTTATTTTTTATTTATAATTTTTTTATTCTTATCATCTGTTATTTCATTATTTGAATATATATTTAAAATACCATTGAGTAATATTTCTATCTCGTCATACTTTTCGTTATAAAAATTTTCAGCCTGCTCTGATAAGAATTTAATATCATCTTCCCATATATACATATTTTCTTTAAATTCAATCTCAGTCATTTGAGTTGCAATCTCATCTATAAATTCCATATAGTTTGAGTTATCTAAATGTATCTTTGCCATTGTTTTTAATTTTAAGTTAGTATTTAATTTAATATTTTACTTCAGTATATACATCAAATATCTCATGATAATCCCCAATGGTCGAATGAACTTGCTCATCTTCTCCAACACAAAACATACAAGCACCATCATCTTCATACTTTTCTACTACTTTATTAACATCATCAACATCTTTATATCCCTCATACCATTTAAAATAATTAGCTGTATATATAATATAATCCTCTGAATGTTTTTTATTTTTTGAATCTATCCACCAATTCAAATTTTTTATTTCTTTTTTAAAAGCGAAATCAGATTTTGGTACTTCTAACTCTGATAATAAGTTATATTTTCTCATAGTTCTATCCATTTTTTTTTCTGCTTTTTTTGGTACTGCTATGTACACTTGACTTCTGTATCCCATAATTTC